ATTTATTTGGATACATTGGTTTTAAGTGTTGCCAAGGTAGACCTTGTTCTATTTCGTCTGTTCGCCATTGACAATATGCAAGATTGTTAAGCCATTGTTGCCGGTCAAACAGTTCTGGTTTTTCTAGAGTAGATAATGATTTATTACTTACAGGCCAAGCCATTGAGCTAGGACATAAACTAAATGTAGGTAATCCTTCACATGCGCTTTCGGTGAGTGCATTAGTGTTAAAGCCTACTACAGCCCAGGCTTTTTTAAAATCTTCATACAATCCTTCGCCACCATTTAACAATCCTGCACCTGAATTATTTTGACTTATTTCAAAATTACTAATACTACAACGATTAATAATTTCCATTTGGCGTTCTACTCTAGCTGGATGTAAGCGTACAATAATTTTTCTATCTGTATACTTGCGTATTTCTTTAAGAGTGTTAACTAGGAATGCATCATAAGTACCATGTTTTTTCAATAGATTTTTTAAACTACTATCGCCAGGCCTTTGTAATAGTAACAAGATAGCAGATCCCGGTTGTTGCCAATCTTTAATTTCTATGTGTTGTTCTGACTGTACTTTATCCCATCTATCACGAGGACAATTTTCTGCATTGTATTCTCCTTCGTCATGAAAATAACTCCACCAACTAAATCGATGATACGCTTTTGGATTTGGATAGTTTGGCATATTTCGACGAAACACGGCTGACTCGGCACATATATAAGGTTTGCCGCTATAGCGGATAAATTCGTAAATATGTCCTAGTTTTTTTTGACGCTTTTGTTCTAGTATATTACTTTGTAAAAATATGTCTGCGCTATTGATAAGATCTTTATCTTCCCATTCAGCTAACTTAATATTAGGGCCGCCGACGATAGGATGATTTCTATATGCAGGTTTTATAGCAACGATTAAAGGTTCAGAGTTTTTCATTTACAAAATACATTCCTGTTTTTTCCAAGAATCTGTGTTTCTTCTTTTTACCCATTGTAGAAACTCTACGCAATTGGTTTGTTAGAGTTTGATCGAATCTAAAACCATACTGCTTCATAGTGTTGATCCAATAAGGAGGATCTTGACAGTTTACATGATGATATCCTGTTTGTCCTACTACTGCATGAGTCATAATTACATTTTTACATTTTTGCATTGCTTGTACATAATTTGGAATATATTCTTCGTATACATGTTCAACAAATTCAACGCTCCATCCTATATCAAATATTTTATCTACTGGTGCAGGACCTGTTGTAAAATCGTGTATTAAAAAATTATTTGTATTATATCTATCTAGCGTATAGTCACCGTCGATGCCTAAAACATTAAATCCTTTTTGTTCTGCTAGTTGCACCATGCCACCTGGACCGCAACCGATATCTAAAAAACTCTTATGTCCTAAATTTTTCAGCCAATCTAACGCACCTTCGTCTAAATGCGTTAGGCCGTTGTGACCTCCTAGATGTTCTTCTAACATTAAATATTCCTTACTATAAATTTTTTATATGTGTTAAGATACTTATCTTTCTCTTTTTGCTTACCCTTTAAAGTAAGAAACACACTTTGATTACCATTTTTACCTATACTCATCCAATATAATCTAGGCGGCTGTTCGTGAAATGTATATTTTTTGCTAAGTTCGTATAATACATTTTGGTCATGAAAAGGTGCCCATTGTTCGATAGGTTTAGCTAATAACATGTCAGAAAATTCTTTTCTAAAACCTGGCTCACCGTATGTTACTAATCCTGCTAACCAATGTTTGTCTTTTAAATGTCTTAATACTGTTATACGCTTTGCAACTTCTTCAAACTTGCTAGGTGTAGTTTTTCTTGTGCAAATAGTATCAGCATCAAGTGTCATAACCATATCTTTGTCACTAAACTTTTCAGCAACTTTTAAAAATCTTACACTTTGAAGATATCCTATTTTTACTGTGTCATTAGGAAATTCTCGTTGCTCCGAAGTATACTCTACACCGTCAACTTTTTCAATGTGTGTGGGATTTACAACATGGACATGACAGGTTATCCAAGGATTAAAATACTTAATACTGCGGACTAAATGTATAGCCCAATCATCATAATAAGTTTGATCACATCCAACTAATATATTATAGCGTGGCATCTTCCATTCCTGCGACTCTCAGCTTTACTACATTAGTTATCTGCCATTGCTTCTGATCAAGACCTTTTAAGAGTCCTAACCATTTATTTCGCAGGAGAGCAAACTCGTTGATAATTTTTTCATAATCAACTACATCTGCTTCACCGTCTACATATTTTTCTACGTCACGACTTGATAAAGCTCTTTGATAATTTTCAAGATACTTCTTAAAATACGAACTTCTTAGTCGCCGTAATTCGATATTAAGATAATAAAGTATTGCTTCAATTTCTTGAAGCTGATTAAACCGATGTTCAACGATACCGGGCATTTCTGCCGCGGCTCGTTCAACATTACCTTTTAATTTAACTTCCATACGGGCTTCTGTAAGTTCGCTTTCAAAGTGTGCTACAGCATCTGGTATTTTAGATACATTACGACTTACTTCGCTATACCAACCCATTTAGTCTTCCCATTCATCAACAGCGTCTTCATCTGGGTCGTTATCAATATCTAAATAATAAGAGATTGCATCATCTAACTCAGTATCATTTCCTAGTGCATTTGTAAATGCTTCGTCAGATGCTCCGTAGTCGGCACATATTTCTATGTAGCGTTCTGCAACTATATCTATAGTTTTCTTATCAATATTTTCTTTAAATAACATCCAAATGTCAACTATTTGTGCTTCATCCATTAACAGGCTCCTCGATTGGTTTATCAGTTGTTTCTTCTACAACTTCTGAGGTATTTACCACAGATGCTTCTTTTAGAAGATAATCTGACATAACCTTATCGAGCAATTCGCCATTCCAATTTTTACGATAGTCTAGTAGTTCTTCACCATCAGTTGTAACATACTTCAAACGGTTTCCGCTTTTTTCAATTAAACCTTTTGCTTCAAATAACTCTACTAATCCGCTATAAGGATTCATACCTGTTTCGTATGGAATCTTTACTTGCACACCTTCAAACGGTTTTGCATAGCGAGTCTTCATTACTTTACAGCCTGCACGAATACCCATAACTTGACTGATCTTATTACCATCAGCGTCTTCTTTTAGTTTCAACTTTTTCATTGCAACTACAATAGATGATGCATAGATAAAGCCTTGACCACCTGAGATCTTGTCATCTGGATCAAACATATCTTGCGATGCATATGTATGGTTAGTACATACAAGTCCTACATTGTAACTACCAATCATGTTAACTGTGTTACGAACAAGTGCAGTTAATTGCTTAGGCTTACGACCCATATCACCTTTCATATCACCCTTTTGAAACTGATCCATGTCAGTGGGTGTTAACAACATACCTAAACTATCAACAACAAACAACACCTTAGGACGATCTTCTTCGTTCATTGCTTTATAGTCTGTCATAAATGTTGAAATAGTTTTTGCTACATCATCAATCATTGACATATTAAGTTTAAGTAGTTTTTCTTCGCTTGTGTCTACATCTAATGCTTGTAGCCATGATTCGTCAAGTGCGTTCTCTGAGTCAATTAGTACTACAAAGATACCTTGATCCTGTGCGTGTTTTACAATATTACCAGAACAAAAATAACTTTTGCCTGCGCCTGATTCTCCTGCAAACACTGTAACTTTACCTAGCGGAACACCTTTATTAAAGTCGCCGCTAATAAGATAGTTTAGTGCATACGAGCCTGTGCTGATCCAATCAGTAGGATCATTAAAGCCAGAACTCATACCTGTGATAGATTTTGTTAGGTCCTTACGGAACTTACTAACATCAAATGATTTAGCCATGGTTTCTCCTTGTTAAAAACCGGGCATACAACATTGTGTTGCAGAGGCCCGGAGCGTATTTTAGTTTGCTTGTCTTGAACGGATCATTGCAAGAATGTCACTTGCATTACCGTCTGCTGATGCAGGTTCAGTTGCAGGTGCCGCTGGAGCAGTTTCTGCTACTGTTTCTGCTACTGGAGCAGTTGGTGTTGCGTCTGCTACTGGGGCAGTTTCTTGCGTTCTCGATGTTGCTGTACCGTTTGTAGATGATACATTAGGATCACCTGTTCTAGCTGCCATTCCCGCTGGACGGAAATACTGGCCAAAACGCTCTGCATCGTAAGCCTCGCCATCAACAGATGCTTCAAACATCTCTTTCATTACCTTAAGCTCTACTTCGCCTGGCTTTTTCGGAAGGAAGTCTGACATATTAAACAACCCGTGTGTGTTAACTGCATTCATCTCTGCATCAGTTAATGGACGCTCTCTACGAGCCCAGTTTGATGTTGAGTAGTCTGCATAACCACCTTTGCTTGTTTTAGCAAGACGGAAGTCTACACCAGCAGTATAATCTGTTGGCAATTCTTCCATGTCTGGATCCATTAGTGCCGCTTTAATAATTTGGAAAATTTGTGGACCAATAATAAATCTACGGATTGGATTTTCAGGTGTTGTATCTTCACCAAGTGGATTATCTACAACAAAGCCTTGGAAGATATATGAACGCTTCTTCCAATATTTACGACCCATGTCTTCAAGACTTGTGTCTTTAAACCAACCTCGTACTTCATTTAGGATTTCACAGGTTTCGCCATACATTTCCATACATGGAATTTGTACTTGTACTGGACGAGAGTCTGTCTCGCCTTTAATTCCAGCAAATGGAAGTTTGATCATCAAACGCTCTTTCCAAAAGAAAGTGTTTGATTCGTCGCCATCTGGCAAGAAACGAAGCGTTGAAGTTTCGCCTTCTTTCATATTCCAAAATGGGTAAATTGCGTTGTCGCCACCTGTGTTAGAACCGCCGCCTGTGCGTGATTCTTGTTCTTTGAGCTTTGCTCTGATTTCTGCTAATGATGCCATAGTTATGCCTCCTTTATATGTTGCCTATTGCATTGTGCCTTTGTTTTGTATAGCACAATATATACTATACAATACTATTTAGTAGAAGTCAAGTGTTTTCTACTAAATTTTTGAATTAAATGGATAAACCAGCTAATTCTCTCATTTTGGTCATTTCAGCATCGTGTTCGTCACTTGCTTCTTGCCTCATTGAGTGTTCTTCAAACTTGTGTTTTATTGCCTCAATAAATTCTTTTGCGCCATTGATATACTGTTCGCCGTAATCTTTTTCTACTGCTGTTAGTACTGCTGTTTCACCTTTTGGAAACTGTCCTGTTTCTCTGTCAAACAGTGAAAGCACAAACTCAGTTACAGGAACTTGAGGCTTTTCTTCTGCCTTGCTGATTGCTCCGCTAGGATCAATAGCAATATCCATTTCATCACCATCTTCAACTGGTGCATTTTCTAATCCATTTTCAACAACATCGTCTGCCCAGTTTTCAAAACTTTCAAAGTCCATGTAGTCTGCTGGATTATCATCTCCACCGTATAGGTCTTGATATTCATCGTATGAACTTGGCTGTCCGTCATCATTGTCTTCGTCTTGATGATCTTCCCAAAACTCGTCAGCCATGTCAATTACACTACTGTATGCATCATGAAACTCGTGCATTTCCATGTCTTGTGCATCGTCGGCCATTTCTTTATATAAAGCAATATCATCAATGCCATATAATTCTTGGAAATTATCTTTGTGTGGATAATGACTTTCGCCTAGCAAATCCTCAGGACCAAGTTCTTTTGCTTTGGTCTTTTCGTTTACTAACTTATAGATATACGGAAACACATCTTTTAATTCTTCGTTAAACTGTTTAATAGTTAATTGGTCAATCCAATTACTTGCTATATCTTCTGGAACTTCTTCCAATACAGGCTGTTCGTATGATGCAACTGCTTCTTTATAATAAGACTCTTTTTGCAGTCCTTCTACAGTCTTTTTAACCGCTTCAATTCTTTCGTATACTGCATCCATATATTCTGATAAACTTTCAGCCATTACACTTGAGCGACCCATGTAATTTTTAAACTTACGCAATTTAGCAAGTTCTTCCGAAAGTGAAACAATGTGCTTTCCGAAATCATCATAAGCATTTCCGCCTTCGCTTACATGACGAGCCATTGCTCTTGCACCATTTAAATGTCTGTATGGATATTTAAATCTTTCTCCTTCAGAACTTTCAATATAAATTGCTTCAATGTGTTGTGTTCGGCCAGCTGCTAACTCTTGATTAATTGGTTTATTATGTTTAAGTGCTAGTCTAGCAGTACCTAAATCTTGGTAACTTGTTTTGCTTGTTCCATACATTTTTGATTCGCTCATGTTTTGTTCTCCGGATGTGCTTGCTAAAAATTTGTAATCTCTGCGGTTGAGATTTGACTTTGTTATGTCTCTTGTGTCAAAATTTAATAATCTTTTCTTAGCAAAATAACGCAGTTCTTTTAGAAATCCATACCATTTTTCTTTTGTAAATTTATCTTGACCTTCAATAAAGTTATTACTGTACATAACATTTAAACTTTTTTCATCAACACTAATACTAACTTTGCCTAGATTTTTTTGACCTTCTTTAAAATCAAAATCAAAAAATCTAGCTTCTTTAGGTACATTAGTAACTATACCTTCTGCCGTGCCGATTGTAACACTTGGAAAGCGTCCTCTAATTTTATTAAACAATTCTTCGCCGATGAGTTCTAAGTTTTTCATATTAATATTTATCAATAGTTAGTCGATATGAAGATGGGCATTGGCGGCTCATAGTCTTCTTCGTTTTCCATACTTTTAAATGTATTATATACTCTTGGATCCCAATCTTTTAGTACACTCATTATTCGTATCACAAGTAATAATGCACTAATTAGGTCATCTGTTTCGCCCACTTTTGCTTTATATGTAGAGCCTGTTGCAACAAATCCTTTAAGCTCGCTTATTAAAGCACCTGAATGTATTAACATCTTGTCGTTTTCTATCATTGTTTTCATTCTACTACAAGCACTAATTTTTGTGCTGTGAGTTGTATTAAACCCTTTGCGGAATTTGCGTACATGTCCTTTACGCATAGGTTCACTAACAAACAATCCTGGAAGATTTTCTTCACCAAAATCATTTATAACAATTAAACATGCTTCACCAATTGAGTTGTTTTCTACGCTCCAATATATACCTTGTGGATTACTTGTTTCTGTTTCTATATGGTCAAGTATGTCTTTTAACACTCTAATTTGTCCTGTAATAGGAGTAGTGTTATGCCGCCATTCTGCAACTTGTGTATAACTAGGAAGTTCAAATACTTGTATAGCTGCATAATCACCACCGGTACCCATACTAGGATCAAGTGCTATTACATATGTTAAATTCTTGCTTAATTTTTTAAACCATCTTGTTTGACCCATATTCATCATAGGCGTAGTTGGTTCAAGAGTTGAAAGTTTTATACTATTAATTAAGGTTTCATCAAATATTAAGAATTCACATTCGTATTCACGACGGAATTTTTCTTCGCCAATACGGCCAATTTCTTCTGTTTTCCATTCATCGTCTCTGTCAGGATGTTCGCTCCAGTGACATGTAAAAGAATGGAAACCGTTAACTCCTAGATCTTGTTCGTTTCCATGTTCGTCAAATTTCTTTTCTGCCTCTTTCCAGATAATAGCAAATGTGTCTTCGTCTGAGTTTGGTGTGCTAGTAATAATAGCACGACCACCTGTTGCTAGTGTAGGCGAAATACTAGTCCAAAACTCTTCGGCGATAGTGGGACTTACAAATGCAAACTCATCACAGTATAGCAATGATATAGACATACCTCTTCCTGTGTTACCAGTTGTTGTTGCACTTACTATTCTACTGCCGTTTTCAAATTCCATACTACCTTTATTGTAGTTAACAACACCAGCTCTAATATGATCAGGACACAGTTCATATGCATATCTTACTCGTTGCATAATTTCTTGTGCACCTGTGTATTTGTGAGCCGCAATAAGCACAGTTTGATCTGGATTAAACAT